CTATGACTACGTCGTAGCCGGAACTGACGGCGGCTTCCGCCGCCGCCAGTCCGGCAGGTCCGCAGCCAAGGATGGCTACGAATACCACTAGAGAACCCTGCCTCCGTGCTGGTACGGACGGGTATGCCCGTAGGCGATGACCCGCTCTAGCTCTGCGATGATGTCGATCTCCCAGATGTCGCACATGTCAAGAATGCGAATCAAGGTGTCGGCTAGTTCCGGTCCTACCCCAATCGGTTTTCTTTCGTCGATCAGGTCGGTTCCTGACCAGATCTTGTCGCGGTAGGCGTCCAGGGCTTCTGACAGCTCGGAGTGAGCCAGTGCGATGTAAGCGGCGAACATCGGGCCAGTACGGGGAGGCTTGGTGTCGCCTGCGAACTTCTCGCGCCAGCCTTTCTCCGTGTTAAGGGCTGCGATGACTCCGGTGAGGTAGCTGATGCTATCAAGGGGGCCGTTCATCAGAATGGCGGGTCTTCGCTAGAGCCGCGTGCGGTGCGACGGCCTCTGGCGGGAGCGGCGGGCTTTGCTGCCGTCCGGGCGCCACGCTGCGTACGGGCCGGAGCGGCACTCTGCACGGGTTTCGCGGCGGTGCGGGTAGTTGCCCGCGTGCCCCGTGCGGCAGGCTTCTCCGGAGCGCTTTGCGCCGCGCGGGACGTGCGGCTACCGCGCCGGGCGGCAGGTGCCGGTTCCGGCTCTGGTTCCTCTTCTGGTTCCTCTTCCTCATCATCTTCCGGCTCGTACTCGTCCTGAGTCTCGTCGTCATCGAACGGAAGCCACTCCTTGATGGCCGGCTTCCATTCTCCGTTGTACCGCTCGCGGTCAGTGATGATCCGCGCCCAGGCTTCGTCGTGTTCCTCGCCAGGCTTGAAGCTGCCGATGCTGTTGATTGGGGCGCCGTTCTGATCGTCCTTGTCATCGACGTCGGTCTGCGTCTTCACCTGCTTGAGGGTGATGCCGTAGTTCTCCATGAACGGGGCCCACCTGAACTTTGCGCCGCCGATTAGGGCGTAGTTAAGCCAGAACGGACACCCGTTGTATTCCTCGTTGTCTTCCGCGTTCTCTTCCGCGACCCAGAGGATCTTGAGCATCGGGTCATTGTTCTGGGTGCGGGTCCACCACATCTTCTTGACGTAGCCGGTGAGCTCGATGTCCTTTGGAGGGACTTCTCCGTCATAGGTATCGAACGTCTCGGTTGAATACTCAAGAGCATCCAGTTCCTCGACGTCGATGTCTGCCGTGTCTTCTTTCCTCAATTTCACCATGATTGGGTTCCTTCGTGGTAGTGATCTAGGTACGGCTGATGTAGACGGTGATCTGCGTCATGCTCCCCTCTCGTGACGAACAGAAGTAGGGAGTGTCGTTTCCCTACGTGCTTATGAAGCCATCCGATTGATTGAGTGTCTGGATCTACCAGTTGAACGAGTTCTAGTCGTGGCTGGCGCCGGGGCATTGTTTGTTACTTTCTTCTCGATTGCCTCGATCATCGCGGACATTGCGAAGTAGTCACCCTCCTCAACATCCCAGAACTTCCCTAGGGCCATATAGCGGTCCTTAGCATACCACGGCGGGTACGGCTGCGCAAGCGCGCGGCGAACTACCGGGCCGCGCATATCGCGGCTTTCGCGCGCTACGGCGTAGTAGAGCGCTACGGAGAACTGCGCAGAGACGTAATCGGAGATCTCGCCTTTCTTGCCTAGCAGGTGCGGGATGATCCTCTCTTCACCCTCGGCGTCGTCGGCGGTCATGCTAGTCGTAATGAAGATGACGTTGAAATCCCCGTCGATGAGGCGATCAGTCCAGCGCTTGAAGCCGTTCTGGTACTTCTGGTGATTCTGGATTGCCGGGATGTCGAGGTCACGAAGCTGGTTGACGTCGTGCTCGCGCTGCAAGATCCAGCGCATGTACATCTCCTGCATCTTGGTGCCAGAGTCGACTACTAGCCAGTCGTCGATCGTGAATTCCTGTTCGGCCTTGCGGACTCCGGCGACGGCATGCTCCCAGGTAGGACAGCGCCATAGCCTGGCCTGGCTACCTACCGCGCGGGCACTGGCAACGCCCTCCGTCTCGGTAGACAGGAAGGTCACCGGCCGGTCGCCATTCGCTGCGCCACCGGCTAGCAGGGTCTTGCCATGCCCGGAGGGTCCGTGGATGAGAATGTTCTTCGTGGCTGTCCGGCCGGATGTTGCCAAGTCTTCCTCGACAATTTCAACGTCAGCTTCCATCATGGATAGCGGAGCTTCGCGTGATTGTTTCGCCGACTGGCGCGGAACGTTACGAGCACCGCGCAGCCCTCGTGTAGGTGGCATAATGCGGCCTTTCTCATGTCGGCGTATGGGTCTGATATTCTGAAGTTATTCTTGAGGACTGTCTTGTAATTGTCGCTGCCGCGCTCGTGCAGCGTGCATGGAACCCAGAATGGGCAGCGAGGACAGTCCTTATTGGTTATCTTGGTCAGGGGGACAGTTCCCGCGCGCAAGCTATTCATAATCTCCACTTCATCGGCAATGCGCTCCAGCTGTGTCCTCTGTTCTCCGGGGGATCTCTCGATAAGCTGCCGCACGAATGCTTGTGGCGGCTGCTTCTTGGAGACGCCGCCGTCCTTGTTCAGGTGGAGGCCATCCTCGTTTACTGGCCGATCGTCCGGCTTTGCCTTGCGGAGGAAATTGTAGATGATGCCACTGATTCGCTCACCATCACGCAGCACGCCGTTCGCGCGCAAGAGCTGGCTAGCAACTGCCCAGTAGCTGCCTGCCTGGTCGTCGAGTTCCAGGTAAGCTGTATTGATCTGCGCAGCAGTCTTGTTCTCCAGTAGGTATACCTTGCCGTCATTATAGTCACGGAGCACGCCGTCCCAGCGACTTGCAAAGTAGGCGACTGGCTTTCCGTATTGCGTAATGCGAACCTTGAATGGCTGTTCGATTGCGATAATGTCCCATTGCAGGTCGCGCCCGTAGAAGTCGGTATAAGCCTCAAGCATTGCGGTGCCGAGTTCGACGGCATCCATCCAGACAGGCTCGTCAAACGTATCATCAAGATACGTCTTGGCGAACGCGATCTCTTCACCAGTCCAGATTTGCCAGGTATCGGCCGGGTGCGGGCCGCGCCGCTTGCCCTTCAGGTACCATTTTGCCAGGGCTTCATGCACTCCGATGCCGAACCAGAGAGCATCCGCTTGCGGGGAGCGCTGTCGGTATCCTTGCCGGTACTCCCACCACCAACGCTGTGGACAGCGCTTGAAGACAGCACGCTCACTGGTGCGGATTATCGGCAGCTCACTCATTGGACCCCTCAAATCTTCAGGGCCCTAGGCGGCAGTGCTGCTGGGTTGCCACTGCCGCCTAGGACGCTCAGGATTCCACTGGACCAGGCCTGATCACATGGGCTTGGGGAACTCCGCGTGATAAGGCCTGGGGTCTAGTAGGGCGCTTCCGCGCCCGCCGCTGCCTTGGCGGGACGGCCGCGCCGACGCGGTGCTGGCGCGGGGGCTGGCGCGGGTGCGGGTGCGGGGGCCGCTGCTGCCTTGGCTGGACGACCGCGCCGGGGCTTGGCTGCTACCGGCTCCGGCTCAGGTTCTGACGCCGGGGCACGGGACGCCGCGCGGGCCTCGCGCTGGCTGATGTTGAAGTCGGACTTCTGGAAGTGCGGGTATAGGGCCGAGCCGAGCGCCAGGAGCTTGTCGATCGGGACATCCTCCAGGGCCGCGACGTTCTCCTCGAACCAGGTCACGTAGTCGGTCATCGTGGGGGAGAGATCCTTGTCGAGGTAGCGCTGGAAGTCTACCGCGCCGTTCTCTTCTGGCTCTGGCTCTGGGGGCGCTGCCGGGGCAGACCTGCGTCCGCGCGCTGTTGGCATTGGGGAATCCCTTCGGACAGGGGGTACGTTCGCCTTACCCTCCGAAGTATACCCCCTACGGGGATGGATGGCTACCCCCTTTCTTACTTTTCTCGGGACGTATTTCGTATGGTCTTCTAGCTCGAAATGCCGGGGGTCTACATAACGGAGGGTAATGAATCCATCTGTATTCGGGGTCTTCCATTCCTTTGAAGGGCGGTCTACGTCGTCGGCGGTATACCGGAGCATGAATCTGGCATGCTCTAGCGTATAGCCATAGGTTGAAACGAGAGTCTGTATTGCATTCAGAACTTCCATCACGCCTCGTGCGGGTAGTAGGGGCGCTCATCCTTGAACCATATCTGCTCGTCGGCTTCGTGGCAAAGATACCCGTGGATAAGGTCCCTGATCTGATTGCGTGGACTGTCGTCGTTGATTTCGACGGAGACGAGAAGTGGCTTCAATTCTTCATCGTCCGGGTTGTCGTTATCGGCTGTCCAGACTTCTAGGACTAGCTTGTGGTTCTCGCGATCGACGTGTATCTCGCCCCTGTTGTCCGCGCGGTTCATGCCGTAGGACCACTGGAATGTTTCCAGCTCGTGTTCTATCGCGTCCATGATCCAGTCGATGATTATCTCGTTGTCGGCTATCATGTCAGTCTCGCTCGTGTTCCGGTCTGCGAACCACCGAGTCAGCATATTGCTCACAAGCAGTGTACTCCTCATTCGTAAGGTTGTCGGGCCAGGCTTTCCCTAGCCGGTGTACTGCGTTGGCGTATGCCTCATACCACTGGTCGTCGAGCTGCTGCTCAGTCGGCTCCATCGTCTTCCTCCTCATAATTCGGTACGTCTAGCGACAGGAATACCGCGAGGGTTATCGCTGCTATCATCAATCCTGATACGATCAGGATGTAGCCCACTAATTTCTCCTCAGTTCGTTCCGAGCGTTTTCCCAGCGCAACTTGCGCTCGGGATGCTTGGCTTCATAACGCCGGTCGCGTGCCTGGCCCTTTGCACTAGCGTTGTAGCGCCGGTGCCGGGCCAGTCGCTTCTCATCAGGAGTCACGCGTTGCTCCCCGCGATAGCTAGCTCGCTGAGCTTCTTGGGGCCGTAGGTCGATACTGCCGTGCGCTGTTCCTCGTTCAAGAGAGCAATCCACTGGTCGATAGTTCCCGTGGACACTAGACGGTAGATCTCGACATTATGGATTCTGCTTACGCGGTGGATTCTTGAGAACAATTGCTCATCCCGGTCGGAGATCCACGGCATATCCAAGACGACCATCTCATCTGCCGCATCCAGGGTTATGCTCTCGCCACCCGCGTCCCGGTTAATGCAGACCACGCGTAGGTCATCGTCGTTCTGGAACCGTGCGACAAGATCCGCGCGGTCCCTGTCGCTGGTAGCGCCGGTTAGGGTTAGGACTTCCAGACCGCATTCCTTTCGAATCGTGGTTGCCGCTAGCTCGACCATGGATGAGAAGCTGCTCGCGACGACTACCTTCTGATTGGTATCTTCGCGCTCCTGGATGAAGTCGATAAGCCATTCTAGCTTATTCGACGGGAGCTGCGGGATAAGGTGCTGGCGCCCTTCCCCGATTACGTGCGTGGCCGTGGCGAACTGCCGGAGCCGGGTGATTTCGGCCAGCACGCCCGTCGCGGTAATCCGGCCGTTAGCCAAGGTTGCTTCCGCGAGGGATTCCATCTGCCAGTATGCCTTGCTCTGCGCCGGGTCCATGTCGAGCTGAACGTAGCAAGGACTGTCCGGGTCTTCCGGGTCAATCGGAGTTCCTGCGTAGGTGATAGGTGGGAGGTCAGGGGCGGCATCTTTCTTCTCACGCTTCAGGTAGAACGGCCGGAGCATCCGGTCCCATGCCTGTTCGTCGCGCGGTTCTAGGACCTTGCCACCGCCACCTACGATCTTGCCAAAACGGCCCTGCTCGACGCCGAAGTGAGTTTCAGCCCAGCGCCAGTAGCTACTGAATAGCTTCGGGTCGAGCCAGTTGAGCGTTCCCCATCCTTTTTCCAGCTTGCTGCGGAACGGAGTACCGGACAGGGCAATGGCCAGGCCGTTCGGCGCGAGGTGCTTGCGGATCTGTACCGCGCCGAAGCGAGCCTGAGTAATCCGCTTGCTCTGGATGTTCGCGGTGCTTGCCAGCAGGTTGTGGCTCTCGTCAAAGACTATCGTGTCCCACTGTCTTCCGTGCTCGGTCAGGAATCCCCACTTCGGGATTGCGTGGTACTCGTGCTTTGGGTGATCCTTCGGAGCAGGACCGTCGCCAAAGATGCATAGGCCACTTCCCTGTAGGCCGACCGGGCACATCTCCATGCGCTTCGCCTGGACCATCTCGATGTTGATTATCAGCATCTTTCGCGTACCGGGGATGCTGACGTCGTGGTCGGCATAGGCATCCATCACTGCCTCACGTTCATCACGGCTGCCTTGCGCAACGAACGTCGCGATGCCAGGTGCCCAGCGTGCCGTCTCGCGCTCCCAGACTGTCCGGGTAGCGGTACGGCGGCAGGCGACCAGGATTTCCTTGGCGTCATTCTCGATTATGGCGGCGAGTGCCTGGAGGGTTTTTCCCAAGCCGGGGTCGTCGCCTAGGATGACGTGCTTCCCGACCAGGATGAAGGCCGCGCCGAGGATCTGATACGGTCGAGAGTTGATCGCCTTGTATAGTGCTGGGGCTTCCTGCTTTACCCGCGCGAAGTCAGCGTGCTTGAACTTTTCCTCGCGGATATCCTCCAGACTATTTTCCTTGGCTATCTGCGTTCTGGCCCACTCGGCCAGCGCCGGAAGGACTTGCAGATCTGGGCCGAATTCCTTCCGGAGTGCTCGGCACGTATCCATGCTGAGCGGGTATGACCACCCTAGGAATACGTTCGGGGTTACTGATTTGTCCCAGTCCGCGCGGGCACCTGGAACGTTCTTGGCTGCACGGGGGCCTCTGCCTCCGTCATAATCTATCTTGGCTAGGACGCGCTTTCCGTCCGTCGTAACTGCTGCTCGCATAGCCCTAGTCTACCCTACTACGAGCCGGGAAGCGAATCCTGGTCAGGCGTGGAATTTGGCAGTCCGTACGCCTCGTTGCGCATCTTGATCAGGTCGACGCTTAGCTGGAGCATTATGAGCTCATTCACTTCTTCATTAAGTTCGAGTGGTGTGTGGTGTGTCCAGCGTTCACTTGCGTAGAGGTATGCCCAGACCATTCCCTGTAGGATGGATAGGTCGTGTCGTACGTCGCCAATCTTGACGGCTCTGGTATTGCGCTTGTAGCGGAAGAGAGCCTCCAGTATGGTGTTCCGCTTGTTCCTGATCTCATAGGCGAGACGACGGATTCCGTTGTCGTTTGGCCCTGCCATTACCATTCCTCTTCCTGCTTGACGAGTTGAGTGAATAGCATCATGTTGCGCTCGGCGACACCCATGATGAAGTTGGCGCCGATCTCGAACTGCCAGTCTTCATGGTCCTTCTTGTAGTACTTGGTCTGGAAGAGATGCTTCCAGGTATCCTCGCACCAGAAGGACTTGTGGTCGAGATCGTGGTACGCGATCTGACTGGAGTAGTACGGCACGACGACGTTCAGGTGGCCGCCCGGCCGCAGGACGCGCTGGATTTCCCTGAGAACCTTGACTGGCTTCTTGACGTGCTCTAGGAAATGGATCGCGTATACGGACGCAAAGAAGTCATCCCCGAACGGAATGGCTTCCTTGTCCGCGTTCCACTCGGGCAGGTCGAGGTGGTACGCATTGATTATCTTCTTCTCGCCGCAGCCGACGTTGAGGATCTTTCCATCCTCTGCGTCCGGGACCCAGATTGGGGTGCTGATGTTGTCCGCGCCGAGGCGGAACATGGCTGCGAGATCTGTTGGTGGTGAGTACTTCATCATGTCCCTACTTCGCCCGGTAGTTGCCTTGTTCTGCCAGTTCCTGCGCGGATTTGAGGATCTCGATGATTCCATCCTTGCCGTTTACCTGGCCGCGTACGTCAAGTGTGATGCGACCTTCCTCATTGACTGTGATGAGTACTAGAACGCTGCGTGGCATGTTACTTTCCTTTC